CTGGAAGTCAGTAACACCACGACGACCTTTGACTTCTCTTAGGAACGGCTCAACCAGATTACGGAACTGAGCTCTTGTAAATTCATCATTGAATTCAAACAAAGAGTATTTAGCAGCTGTCGAAATAGCTTTCTCTAATGTAATGAATAAACGACGAACATTAATTCTATCAAACGCTGAAGGTTTGCTTTGAGCTGTCTTATCACCAAATAGGATTGTACCTTGACCTGGGAAAGAACAGATAGGATTAATACGAGCTTGATACAATGAATCTCTTTCTGCTTTCTTAGGATTGAATGCAATCTTAGTTACACCAAGAAGTTGACCTCTTGTATAACCAGCAGGTGAGAACCATGAATCCGCAACTTCATCAGTATTAGCACATAGACCAGCAACAGAAGATGAAGCCGGAATATTGATATACTGATCGTTATACTTATCATAAATCTTCAATGCTGTTGAATCAATAACTGCATAAGAAGATGAAGTAAGTGTATTTGCAAAAGTAATAACATCTGCACTTGGAGATGTACTTGAAGTAGTAGTTGAAGTAGCAGGTGAAACAAATGCTACACAATCCTTACGACCTTCTGCAATTGAAATAAGATCATTAGCAACAGTAGTTGCGTTAGATGATGAAACTGAAGGCATGATGAGTAAAGAAACATCAATAGTTTCAGCGTCTTCAAATAGATCATAACCTAATGCAATCTCAGAAGTACCAAGTGTACCTGAATCAGCACCACCAACTAATGAATAATTTAAAGTAGCATCAGTTGTAATAGTATTTGCAAATGTAGCTGTTGAAGCTGCACCAGCATTTGTTAATTCAGAAGCATGAGTACCAAACCAAACATAATTTGATTTGTTATTGATTACATCTTTATAGTAGTTAGAAGCACCGTCATTTGTCTTAGCATCTGAAGCTAGAGAAGCAAATGCAAATGTTTCTAGAACTGTACCAGCAGTACCTGTCCAAGCACCATCTTCGTCTACAACTACGATGTGTACTTCATCATTAGCACCACCTTTATTACTTACGTAATCAGATGTGCCAGGAGCTGCTGTAAAATTAGAACTGTAAGACCAACCAGTGAATTGATCACCGTTAGCTTGATATGCACAAACAGAAACTTTTAATGAGTTACCGAGTACACCTGGATATTTTGCAATCCATGTTCCTTTGTTTACTGCAATTGAGAATGTTTCAGCATCAGGAATAATACCAGCTGTTGCATTACTAATTGTAATTGTATTACCTACAATATTAGTAATAGTAGTATTATCAGCGATATCTTTTGAGGCATAATCACCAACAAAAGCATCTCCAACAGTAACGCCAGAAGCATCTGTTAAAACAATCTCTGTTTCTCCAGATTGAACTTCACCGTCAACTGTTACAGTAACTGTTGAACTGAATGTTTGATTTTCGTAGTCATCTTGATTCTTAATAATAGTTGCAGTAGATGCGTCATCAGAGTTAGCATTACGTGCAGCTGAATCAATGTTTCTGACTACCTGTAAATTATTTCCATACTTCAAGAAATAAGATGCTGTAAAGAAGTCGACTGCACCAGATGCAGTTGGAACTCCAAATTTATCAGCTAAATCTTTTTCTGAAGTTACTTGTGTTGTTTCCAGAACCGGTCCCCATCTAAAGTTACCTACAAAGGCACCTACAGACGTTGATACGGCAGGGACAACATTAGTCAGGTCGATTTCTCTTACCTGAACTCCAGGTGAAACTTGAAAAGCCATTTTTAATCCCCTTAGATTATTTGTACATTAAACGAGTAAATTTTCATAATACGATTTTTATCAACATAACTATTTATAAAAATTAAAATCTAAAACAATTCTGTCTCAGGACCCATAACCCATCGGTCACCGCCTTGTACAAAAGATTCAGGTTCGTCTATCTCGTTTTGTCCACTTATTATTCCAAATGGTAATAAATCATCTTCGATTGCTTTTGCTTTCTCAGCATATAACATATCTTTTAGTTCAATATTAGTCATTTCACTAAAGAAAGGAGTTGCTGTAAACCAACCAAATAATACTAGATTCATTACTAAATCATCATGATTATTATCTGACGCTTCGTATGATTGTCCTTTTCCAACAAATGTTGACAATTCTATAATTGTATCAGCGTCTTGTATATTAATTCTTTTTTTGTTCGATAAGGTCTTTCATATTAGAACATCCAATACGTTTAACCTTTTTATTCATATTAACACCAATCGCATTTGCTTTAAC